CTTGAGCATGGAAGACGGGGTGCCCGTACTGGTCTATGAAACCCTCCATGTTGTATTCCATAGGTATGAATAGGGAATACATACCGCTCTTGGTCTGCCCATTGGCATTACGCATAGCGGGGTCAGAGTCCTCGTACAGCTTCTTGAAGTTGGAACCTCCCTTAGCCAATGCGTTCGAGGTGGAACCCATCAAGCACTTTCCAATAATCTTACTTCCCAAACGCAAGCACGTCTTGGTGACGCGCCAGTTGTTGAGGATGTTGTTGGGCTTAATCCACTTCCCACTTTCGTCATGTACCAGCAGGAGAAGTTTCTCTCCGTCGTAGGAGTTATCGTCGGTGTTCTTCCAGTCTATAGTTGTGTCGAGGCCGAGAATCTCTTCCGCCTCGATATCGTACATATTCTTCTTCGTAATCTTAGACGCCGGAACACGGAAAGCCAGCTCCGTCTTAGGCTTATCCATACCGTCTTGTATAGGCTTGAAGAAAAACGGAAGTCGGTTAGCAATGGGCACCACCTTATCCGTGAACATCTTCTTTGCATCCGAACCTGTCTTCGAGAGTATCCCAACCCGTGAGTCTTTAGCCAGCGTACCCGTATTGACACACTCCGAAGAACCCATGAACGAGAACCCCGAACGGCGAATCTTAAGGTAAGCCATACCGAAGCTGCGGGAGTCGGCACGACACGCCTCCCAGAAGATAAAGAATATCCTATTCGCCTCACGGAAGTCAGGGTAGCCCACATCGATACTTGTCCACTGCAAATACATGTAGTGGGAACCAGTCATATAGGTAGGGACACCATTGTTAATGAACCAATGACCGTCCTCGCGGCGGTCGAATTCCGCTTCGATATAGTCCACCCAGTTCGCCTTAAAGGCGTTGTGCATATCGTTCCACTGGAAGATGTTCTGTATGCGGCTTAACGACTTAGGTAGCTCCTCGCGTACCCATCGGTTTTTCCCCTGTGGCAAGTCTTTGGGAGTGGGAGGAAGGGCGATACACAGCCCGTTGATATTGATGACCTCACCTATCCGCCCCGACTTAGAGATGACGACCATGTCGTACTTCTCGTTATAGCCGTAGTGCCACGTCTTAGCACGGTTCTTACTGGCAACGACCCCCTTGGATACGTGCCCCACCACAGTGGTGTATAGACTATCTAGACCTTCGCTCTGCAAAACCCACTTTACTATCAGTCCTGTTTGGAGTCTCCGCTAAAGCCTCTTCCTCGGAATCGATGCGACTCAAAATCTCTAGCGCGTCGAAGATGGCGAGCTTCTTGGTAGCCGCCGCATTCTTTAGCCTGTCCGCTGCGAGGTCGTCGTCTTCGCCCGGCTTAAGGATATCCTCTTGAGCCACCTTGATGAGCTCTTCAACAGCGATGCGCCCCGCAGCGATGATGCGCTCCTTTAGCTTCTTTGAATCTTGCATGTTATCTGGTGGTCAAACATCCTATACAACTTCTCTCCGTCAACTTGAAACTCGTACTCGCTCTCCGGACGAAACGTAACCTCATCGCCAGCCTCTACGCCCTGAGACAAAAGATAGTCATTAGGATATCTCATAACACCCATCAATGGCTCCTCCGTAAGAGGCTTGAATATCGTTGAGTCTTTAGGGGGTATCGGTTCAACAAAGCAATACCTCCCTTGGGTTTGCCACGCGCTCGTTGACGAGCGGAACATGTAGAACTGGTCGAAATCGACAAGGAAGAGGTCGTCCTTCAAAAAGCTGCGCCCGCTTTGGCGCCTGCCCTGCATGTCATTGTAGTACTTGAAGACGTTGTGATGGACCAGTAGGGTATCCCCAACAGATATAGGTCCGTCATACCCCACCGGTAGGGCCACAACCACGCCCTCACGGTTAGCGAAGCGGTGGTCTTCCTCGCTCGTACTTACGATGAGGTCGCCCTTAGTGTTGTTGTATCTCTTTCCCTTGACTATAAACTGATTGACGGCTCTCAAAAGTTAATATTGTATTCTATTGAAATGGGCATGGTTCCATTGAACTCTTTCCATAGGATGACCACCTCTCCCTTCTCAATGTATATGACGATACTGCCCGTATCCTCATTGTATTTAATTAAGTGTACGAAGTGGGAGTTGCCTAGTACAGCTTGTCCCACCACGTAGCACATTGAGTCCTTGTAGTCAGGACCGATGCAAACCTTGCGGATGTCTCTCACAGCGTTACAATGCGGTACATTACCTGCATATAGCAGTTGCTGTTCCCGTTTGTTGTAGCAGGAGGGTTGTCCGTATAGAGAGCAAGAGCCGTGTTCTCGGACAGCCTAGCGTTGTCTACGGTTTGCTGGTTGAGACAAAAGTATCCCGGTCCATTAGCATTAATAGACCCTGCGTTAATCGTAAACTGCCCCTCTTCAGAAACACCGGTGTAGGTGCCCAACTTAATTGGGTCAGGAAAGTCATACTGAACGCTATTGAACTGCAACCGCAGTGCCGCAGAAATAACCTGAATACTCCTCAACAACCCCGGAGCCGCAACAATCTGTACGGGGGTAGTGTCGAGGTTGAGCATTTGAGCTGGCGTCAATTCCACCTGAACTTTAAACACAAGGTCTTCCCAACTAGGGCTAATGCCTCCGTTAGATACCAGTGTTTGACCTTCAAATCCATTGCTTCCTCCTGTAGTAAAAGTTCCAGAAGATAAAATAATACCACCCGAAGACTGGATGATATTACCCGCAATCAGAGATGTGGACGTAATTGTGGGAGACGTTAGTGTAGTAGACGTAATGTCCCCAGTAAGGTTGATGTCCTCCGTGGCCGTATCGCCCGAAGACAATACCGCCTGAAGGTCGGGGATAGTACCAGCCCCTTGAGCCAAGTCAACAATACCCTGAACAGTAAACTGCTTAGTAGCATCATCGGATTCAGAATCGGTACCAATAACCGTGTCCGCCCCTACCGGAGTGCTCTTTAGCGGGTAGCTAGGTACACTACTAATCTTAGCCATCTTACTTCTTCTTACGGCGGTCGCCAGTAATAGCAGTAATAAGGATATCGAGATAACCAAATACGGCATTGTCAGCATCCGTGGGAGTTAAATTCACGACGACCTTGATGAGCGCCATGATGGCGATGGTAAGGGGAACCCAGTTCTCTGCAATGAAATCAATCATAGAACCAAGGTACACAATTCAGTACAACCAAGTGACGCTGCCCGCCTTGCTCGGGTCACAATCCACATGGATGAAATTATGCCCTATGCCAATGCGATTGAATCCGACGGCTAAGAGTCCCTTCAAGACAAGGAACCTACGGTTGGAACTGTCGGTGCGGATGTCCGCCGCCCAGCCCGTAAGGTGGCTGCTTCCCGGTACTCCCCCCGCCGCTTCATTTGCTTCTGGCGTCCGGAACCCAGAGTTGATAACATAGGGTACGCCGCTGTACTCACGAGCCAAATCCAGCTTCTCCAAGAAGATGGGCTCCATCTCATGACCCGAGCCGGTAAGGTCGGGACTGTCGAACTCGGAGTAGGTGAAGTACTTCATCTTTGACGGGCTACAAGAATTTTGAGTTCATCGACAGCATCGACGAGCTTTTCCAGCATACCCATAATCTGCAACTCTTGCTTCTCCAACATAGCGATACGGCCCTTCAGCTTTCCGACCTCGGTTTGCATCTTGAAGTAAATCCCGACAAGTGCCGCTGCGACAGTGAGGATTTCGAATAGGGTAATGGTGCTGGACATCTCGCCTCGTATACTGGACTCTCCCAGTAAATCCAATACTGGTCGTGTTCGTTCTCCTTGTAAATATACTTCAGCTCCATTTTACGCTACCCAAGTAATATTCGGGTTTCCAGTCCAGCCCAAACCACCGCTACCTGTCGCTAAAATTATATTGTCATACGCAGCTTTTCCTGCCGCTCCGTCATAACCATCTACAGCAACGGTGGCGCTTTCACTAAGTGTTTTTCCGTCAGTCAGATTCTGCCAATTAACCCCCACTCCTTGGTTTGGATTAGAATTCCAACCAATAATGCTGTTCGCGACATTTGCATTGCTAATTGATGTAGCAAAAAAAAGTATGGTTGCATTGGCGCTGTTTTTAAACTGCCATGGCCCAAGGCTTTGGTCAAAAGAGGTGGCGGTAAAAAACATAGCTCCAAGAGTATTAGCAGCACTCACATCCCAGCCACTGATGTCTTGGTTGAACGCGCTGGCGCCGAAAAACATAGAAGACATATCTGTAACGCCACCCACCTGCCATCCGCTAATGTCTTGGTTGAAGGAAGTAGCATCATAAAACATACTATTCATATTTGTAGCGCCACTTACGTCCCATCCGCTAATGTCTTGGTTGAAGGAAGTGCAGCCGCGCAGAAGGTCCCTAAAACTTGTTGTGACGGACAAAAACTCATCAGAAATAAAAGTGAGGTTTGTACACGACCCAAATGATGAACCTAAACCACTACTAGTTAGGGCCTCAGTATCTGTCACCTCAATTAACTGTGAGACACCGGTGTAAGGAGCAAACTGTGCTTGAAAGACAAACGACCCACCACTAACAGCTATAGTACATGTGTACTGACCAGTAGAGCTATATGTGTGTGACGGGTCAGCAGTATTAACTATTCTTTCCCAAGTTCCATCGCCCCAATCGATAATTCGGTTGTTGCCACTGGTACTTGGGAAGGTGACAGTATTCCCGCCTAAAGAGGTGTCAAGAAGAAGTTTTAACGTAGGTTGAGTAATGTTACCTGCTGAAGTCCAACCCTTTGCAACGAGGTTGTCGATTGCAACATCTGCATCAGGAAAAGACCCCTTGGGAAGAATCATTTGTTCAAACTGATTAGTGTCAGTCATAAACACGGCTGTATTTACATTTTCCCCTTGAGTGGGAAAATCAAAGCTTTCCCATAAGTCAGCGAACTTAGCTATCTCAGCCTGTGTATAGGTTCCAATTCCATACCTATTGTTAAACATATCTGACGCATCACACCCGTCAGCAAACTGCCATCCATTAATGTTGTTGAAGTCAAAGGCATCAGCATCATAAAACATAAACTGCGTCGAGGTTACCGTACTGACGTCCCACATCGTAAGGTCCTGATTAAACGACGTGCAAAGCCTAAACATATTCTGCGCATTGTCAGTTATCGACCACCCAGATACGTCTCCATTAAAAGATGTACAGCCGCTAAAGCATGACTCAAATCCGCCAAAACCAGCAGCGAAGTTGTCGTTCCAAAAAGAAAGGTCGGCGTTTAAGCTGTCACAACCAGCAAACAAAAACGCGCCTACAATATTTAACGGATAATCCGTTGCCTGAATAGACGACAGGTTACTGAAGTTTTGAAGCCTAGAAAGGAGAGTAAATGGACTTCCCCAACTCAGTATTGAAGTGACTTTTTCTATATGAGTAGTATTACCTCGCCCAAATTCGCCCGCCAAACTACCTGTAATGATAACGTCGTACTGACCAGAAGAAGAGTACGTATGAGTTAAAGAAGCGACAGAAGAATCGGTAATAGTTTCTACAACTCCATCTCCCCATTGAACAACAAAATCAGGAGTGACGGTAGAAGGAAGAGGAATAGAAAAATCATTTGAAGCGTCGCCAAGAGTAGTGTCTAGCCTGAACGAGAACTCAGAACAAAAGGGAACTCCGTCTACATTCTCTACGTCTGCGGCCAATCGCGCGTTAATAGAGTCGGCGTTAGCTAGTGTCTTTCCAGATATTTTTTTTATACAACTCATGCTACCCAAGTGATTGAGTTGGTAAGGTCCCAGCTATAGGTAGCAATGAGATTGTCGTACGCAGTCTTCGCGTTCGGATAGGTAGACTCACTTAAAGTCCTTGTTACCATATTAAACATATTGACCCCCGTGCCTTGACCAACGCTATCCCAGCCCTCTAGACACAACGCTAAATTCGCATCGCTAATGCCGGAACCTTTAAAGAAGTTATTAGCATCCGCGTTATTCTTAAACTGCCACGCTCCTAGATTTTGGTCAAACGCAGAAGCATTAGAAAACATGCTGCCCATAGTCGTCACACTACTGACATCCCAACCACTGATGTCCTGATTGAACACGCTGGTGCCGCGAAACATAACGTTCATATTCTCCACAAGACCAACGTCCCAACCGCTGATGTCTTGGTCAAACGCAGAAGCTCCGTCAAACATCCCAAACATAGTCGTCACACCACTGACAACCCAGCTGTTAAGGGGCTGGTTAAACGCAGAAGCTCCGTTAAACGCTAGAGAAAGAATCGTGACCGAGGAGGTGTCTAAATCATTAAGACCGGGCCTATTAAATAAAGGCGCCGCTTGAAAGACTCCCCCAAGAGAAGAAAACGCATCCAAAGACGCGTAGCCCGACATGCTTGTTGGCCCAACAAAAGAGGAACAATCCCTAAAAGTATCGTTCTGAAAAAATTCAATCCCCGTTAGGTCTAAATAACCATTGAGAGGGATTGTAACAAGAGAAGTCCACCTCCTAAATCCTACACGTCCACAGTCTCCAAAAGCAAGGACCTCTGTGATTTGTGTGTCCGGAGTGTCAAAGTTAGACAAACCAACCGTACGGGTTTGAGAACCTGTGAAAGGGGTCAGCGTTACATCGTATGTCCCGGCAGTAGCGTACGTATGAGGAGGAACGCCGGCTGTGCTAACCGATTCAGTAGGGCTCCCATCTCCCCAATCAATAACTCCAGTGCCGGAATTCATTCTAACTGTAGGGTCCCACTCGTCTCCATCATTGGCAATTGTCAACCGAAGAATTAATGGTGAACCTAAAAGTTGAACACCACTAATCCCATCGATACTCGATACCGAAGACACACCTTCAATGTCAGTGACATCTACATTAGAAAACTTCTTGAGCCCCGGCATTACGCAATCTCAATCCAGTCTGGACTCGGATTAAAATAAGTCTTGTATACACTGCCATCCTGCCCTAGGTAGGTGCCAATAACACGCACGACTTCACCTTGGGTGAGGCCGCTGATGTCATTAATAATACTGCCACCGGCACCGAGATACAGTACATCGCCAGCAGTAAAAGGAGCGGCGACAGTCAAACAAAATATCCCGCTCTGTAAGAGGCCCGCGCTACCCAGTCCAATTCCCAATAGCCCCTTAGCGGAGGAAGGTGCCGCATTACTAGCTGCGCTCCATGTAGTGCCATTATACTGATAAACACCAACCGCTAATGAGCCAGTAAGACCAAAGGTGAATACGGTTCCTTCGTGGTCTTGGTCACTCGCGTATGCGGTGTCACGAACGACAAAAGAAAGGTCAATGCCCTCAGTGCTTCCGCCAGTGGAACTAATCTGAATTTCTCCAGTGCCAGTAACGACATCAACCTCAATGCCGTCACCGGCAGTGAGATTAATAGAGCCGGTCTCACCGTCAATGTCTGTAACGCCGCCGGAGGCGCCAGTAACAGTAATAGTGCTGCTGCCATCGTCAGTAATCGTAATACCGCCGGCACCGACAAGAGTAAGGTTGCCGTCTAGGTTGTTCAGGTTCTGTACACCAGAACCGCCGGCAGAACCAACGCCCAACCAGTTAGAGGCGTTTTGCCAAGCCGTGTCGTCAACAGTAGAGGCCGTATACTGATACAGCTCGTCACTGCCCTTAATGACAGCCAAGGCACCGGGGATACGAACCGTAATGTTTAGCGCATCACGCTCTGCCGTAGTCTCAAAGATATTGATTCCACGAACTTGATTCCCCGAAGCGTCCAGAGTAGGAGCGTTAGGGTTCGGGTTGATGAGTAGGTCGGGAAATTCAGCCATTAGATGAAATGTAGAAGTTGGTGCCTGTAGAGAAAGGACCAGTAAAGGGTGAACGGAGCAAGCGAACGGTTACACTCACACCAAAGTCGTTAGTGATGGTCTCAGTGCCGAAGTCGTCAAAGTTGACGATAGGACCTGTAGGGCCGCCCTGACGAAGCTCAGGAGCACCAAGGGAATCGTCATAGAGAATCCAAGCGTAGTTGCTTACGTCAGCCATGGTAGCTACAGTAGAGAACGTCTCAGCAAACTCGCCAGCGAAAAGACGGAAGTAGCCGTCCGTAGCCGAGGCGTAAGAATTGTACAAAGCCTGACCGGGAGTAGCGCCAGAACCATCCAAAGAGCTTGCGATAAACATCATGGGAGGACGCATAGAAACCGTCTGGTCAGCACTGATGTTGGCATAGATGTCACCATCGTTGTCGCTCTGCGTATCCGAAACCTGCGTCGTATACGTAAAGTCAGTAGTAGGACTAGCAGGGGCATCTCCGGGAACAGCTAAAGTCTCGCTGGCAGGGTCACCAATAACAGTGGCTGAAGCAAGCTCAGTAGCACCGCGATACACGCGAACCTCCGTCATAGGAACGTAGGTAGACATCTTCGTGGCTACACCTTCGATACTACTAGCGTCATTACCCCACTCTCGGATAAGTCCAGTCTCGTCGGGAGAGCGACCGTCGTTGTCGGCTTCAACACTTGTCGTGACAGCAGGAACCATATACGCTTGCTGGGTAGCAATAGCTACGTCCTGAAGGAGCTGATTGCCCTCAGCATCAAAGATGTTCAGATAGTAGTAAACGTAGTTGATGACAAACTCCGGGAACGTAGGCAGCGTCTCATCCAAGAAAGTTCCGCTGCCGGGAGCAATGCCCGTCTGCAACTCTTCGATAGCCCCACCGTTGACGCGGCGAACCAAAGTCGCGTTGTCTCCACCGGTATACTGCCACTGAACATTGATGTCGATGTTAGTGAGGTTGTATTGCCAAGCAGGGATAGGAGTGGCACTGAAAGTCGCGCTCTGCATAATGAGAACGTCGCGGATGAAATCGACAACCGTTACACCACTATCACCAACAGGGTAGGTTCCGTTGCCAGAAAGGCGACCGAACGTATGTCCGTTAGTAAGGTTGTACAGGATAT